GAAAATAGTAACATATTTGTTACTTTTAACAATTAACGAAGCCGGCCTACTTCTCTAGCTTTATCCTTTCCATCATCTCCCCATATATCCAATCCACATCTTGCCGGAAATACTTGTACAGCTGGTAAGAGAAAACCAAGTTATTACAGTTATTGGATATGGTTGTCTGGGCATTTACACCTAAAACCTCCGCCAGCTTATCTCGAAGGCCATTTTTCATCTTTCCTCCGGCAAGGGTACTCGGAGAATACAAAAACAAGATGATAAAAATGAATTTCTTTCGTTGGGTAACATTCCCTGACCTAAATATCTCCTTTTGAGAAATAATCTCTTGGAACCACCGATATAACATTCCTATCATATCAAGATCCGTCAATATAGGTTCTGTCAGCTCTTTTTCCCTTTCCGATAACTTTGATTTCTGCTCTCTAATTGATTTTATTTCCGCAATTTCTGAAAACATGGCACAATTATTTAGAAGTAAATAGTATATTTGTACTAAATAATCGTGTGGGGAGGTAGCGTTACTGGTGGTTCGGGGCGTTGCCTCTTGTATTTTTTAGAATGGAAGATCTTCTTTTGATTGTTCAGGTTGATAGAGTTTCGATTGTGGACTGGCTTCTTGCTGGGCAAATCTACTTCCCAATAACTCCAGCTTATCAACAAATATTTCTGTCACATACCGCTTTGATCCCGTTCTATCCTCATACTGCCGGGTCTTGATCTTGCCCTCGATATAGATTTGAGAACCCTTCCTGACATACTTTTCTACGACCTCGGCCAGACCTTTCCAAAAGATAAGACTATGCCATTCCGTGCGGTCTGGAACCTGGATCCCGTTTTGAAGGGTATAGCCTTTCTCCGTTGTAGCAAGCGATAGATTGGCGACCTTTGTCCCGGCAACATCTTTCACATCAGGGTCCTTGCCGGTATGACCGAGAAGGATTACTTTATTTACGCTCATGATTATGCTATTTGATTATATTTTTCTGCTATTTTCCCGAATCTTTCCGGATCAACCAACTTTGTAACGAATACATTGAAAGCTTCTGTTGCTCTTTGGAAGTTATCTGAAATATCACTGTTACCTGATATGGAAGCTGCCGTTCCGTTTCCATACTGCATGTCGATAAAACTTTCGGACTGGATAAGCGCAAGGCGGTCTTTGGTCGTCAGAGTGGGAGAAGGCATTTCACACGAGTGGTTATACCCGTTCCCGTAGTATGCAGAAACAAACGCGTGATGGTCTATCGCCGTGATTGTTCCGGCTGGCTCGTCAACGGAGCGGTTCTTGCTCTCAGGGTGTCCGCTGTATTGCTTAGAGAGGAAGGAAACCTGCGTAAGTCCTAATCGGTTCTGCGTAGACACTACCGGGCAAGGCTGGTCTATTCCTGGTGCTTGGTATTTTCCACTCCGACTCATGGAGTTATATTTCACCAAGAATGCTTCCTTCCCTCCGGCGACAAACTTAATCAGCCCCGCATATATTCGTTCCAAGGTCTTTTCCGAAAGCGGTTTGTCTCGGAAAATCGTATTGCCTTCGTCGTCGAAGTCAAGAACATCCTTGACCGCCTTCCATTTCTTCAAGTCTCCGAAGAGAGTCTTTGAGCCTTCCTTGCAGTGCGTAGGCTCTGGGAACACAATAGGTAATCCCTTCCGCGCAAATATCCCGAAGAACCGCTTGCGGCTGGTATATGCGCCATAATCGGCTGCGTTCAAAATACGATGATCGAAAGTGTAGCCGTATTTCTTCACGTTGTATACCCATCGCCGATACAGTCTGCCCTTATCCATGCTGATAGGCTTTCCTTTCTCATCCATATCTCCCCAAGACATAAACTCTTCCACATTCTCAATTTGAATGTAATCCGGATCAATAGCATCAATATAGCGGAACAGGTGTTCTGCAAGCGTCCGGCTGTCTGCGTCGCGCGGCTGGCCTCCCTTTGCCTTGCTGAAATTCGTACATTCGAGAGAAGCCCAAAGGGCGACCAGCGCACCGGGGGTCTTCTCGCGGCAGCTCTGTAAGTGGGAAACAAGCGGAGACAACTCCAACGTCCTTATGTCCTCCGTAAAATGAAGTGCTTCTGGGTGATTTGACACGTGGGATGCTATCGCGTTTACATCATGGTTAACACAGGCAATGACTTCGGCACATTGTTCGCCGTTCAATCGTGCGGAGCTCACGCCAGTAGATGTTCCACCAGCTCCGCAAAACAGGTCTATATATATCAGTTTTATCATTCTTTTAATTCAGAATAATTGATTTTTCAAGGCACGCTCCAAGAGGAGCGCACCGAAAGGTTAAAGTTTAAAGCTGAATGCTGCCACCGCCCGAACCCTGCCACTGCTGTACTTGCTGTTGTTGAGCGCGCTACCACTGGAGAAGTTCACGCCCCATGCGTAGTTCTGGCTGTACTCGGTACTGGACCAATACCACGCCGAGGAGGAGGCTAACGGTTCTGCACCTATGTATTCAAGCGCATCGTTTATGCTGTCTTTGTAATGCGCCATTAGGTTGAGTTGTCCCAACGAAGGGATGTATTCGCCATCTTCCAGCAGATTTTTCAACTTTGGATTTCTGACTACAAGGCGTTCCGTATTTTTCTGTCCGTCAAAATCAAACAGCGCATCACATTCACGTTCGTAATATGTCCCACTTCCGGATTCTCCACGGCTATCATCGTCAAGCAATTGTACGCTATCATGCTCCGTCAGTGAGATTGCAAATGACATGTATCCGTGCTTCAACCCGATGTATCGTACACAATCTTTGGAGTTATCGCCGGTAAACGGCTCTGCGTGTCCGTCTTCGTAGATTAGATACAGTCCGCTGGCGTGCTCTACTTTGTCCTTTTCAGATGATACGCGGTCGTTACATACGGGTTGGCCACTCTTGGTGATCGCCGGCATGATTACCGACAGGTTTAAATTTTTGATGTTAACATTCATTGTTTTTAAATTTTAGGTAGTTATAGATGTATTAATGTTTCGTGTTTTGATTGATTTCCTTTTCCAGTCTGTCGATCAGTCTTTGATGTTTGGCAGCCACATAGTTGCAGTGTATTGCCAAGTTCCGGTCTCGTTCTTTTTCGAGGCGCTTTATTTCTTCTATTTCCCAATTTTTCATATCACATAGCTATTAAATCAAACAAGGTAGGCGCACTAACTTCCATTTCAATCTCACGTAGATAAGAAAGCCCATCTTTCCAGTAATCATAATTGAGTTCTGTTGAAAGTCCCCTACGACCTAACTTGATAGCACAATAAGGGACGGTTCCAATACCACCAAACGGATCAAATACCAATTCGCCTTTGTTTGAATACCGTTCAATCAGCCTTTCAACGATGTCCAACTGAAGAGGGCAAATATGATTCTGTCGTTTCTTTTGCGACTGTTTGGTGTTAAGCGTCCGCATACGAACCACATCATCCCATATCCAATCCTTTTTGCTTACCGAGTCAACGGCCATAAATGTCTTTGGCAGTTTCCCGTATGCATCCAGCTCCTCAGCAAATGAAACGTGCTCTTCATAGTTGTAGATATGTTCACGTTCGTAGTTACGGAACAAATGGCGTATCTTATCAATACCGGCACCTTTTATATCTTCGTATGACAACAGGGAATTACCGGATGATTTCCAGCTTGCGTGAGCGTCTATCTGCCAACGGGCAAGCGAGTATTCGCTTTTGTTTTTGGTTACAGGTAGATCTGCGTATGCACGTGACGTATCTGTTGGCAGTTTGCGGAAAAGCAATACATATTCTGGGCAACCTATACCCATCTTAGAGCCGTCTTTGCACATTTCTGTATAACCCAATCTGTAAGTTTGATTATTCTCCCTTACGACATCCGTATCTACCGTGATACGTTCCATGTACCGGAATCCATGTTTCATGTAATGGAATAC